ATGTAGGCTTTGAGTTTTTAGGCATTGACATATTAAATTCTAAAAATACTAACGTAAAAGAACTATTAGACTTCTAATGAGCGATTGGCTTTCCATAGTAGCAAAACATCATAATGAATGGATTAAAGTAATAAATTCATTTGGCGAATATGATTACGCTGAAGATATTGTACAAGAAATGTATATTGCTTTATATAAATATGCTAAGCCAGAAAAGATAATTAAAGAAGGTGAAGTTAGTAAAGGGTATGTATTTTTTACATTACGTAGCTTATATTATCAATACTACAACGCTAAAAACAAAATAACTAAAGTTAGCTTAGACGATATACAGATTGAATACTCTAACGATATTGAACAGCAAGAGGCGTATGCTAAAGTTTGTGAACTTATGGATAGTTATATAGAAGATTGGCATTGGTATGACCAAAAGTTATTTAAACTATATAGAGATACGGATATGAGTATTAGAAAGATTGCAGCCGAGACTGGTATAAGTTGGGTTAGCATATTTAATACTTTAAAAAAATGCAAAAAAGATCTAAATGATAAATTTAACGAAGATTATGATGATTATTTAAATGGAGATTATGAAAGAATTTAAAGGAGACAAAAGAACAAAAGCATATAAGGAATGGAAAAAGAATTATGATACAAAGTCAAAAGGAGTAGGTGATACTATAGAAAAAGTAACTAAAGCATCTGGTATTAAAAAATTAACTAAATGGCTAGTTGGCGAGGATTGCGGTTGTGACCAAAGACAAGAAAAGCTTAATAAGTTGATACCATATAAAAAACCTAATTGCTTAGAAGAGTATGAGTTTAATTATTTAAAGTCTTGGTTTGATAGAAATACAAGTATAATTACGGCTAAAAATCAAAAAGATTTATTAAAAATATACAATAGAGTATTTAACGAAAGAAAAGAATTATCTAGTTGTAGTACTTGTGTTAAAGAAATAGTTGTTAATTTAGAAAAAATTTATAAAGAATACTTATGACACTTTTACAAAAGCAAACCTTTGTAGCAAATTATAGTTATTTAACAACTCACCTTATAGAGATAATGGAAAGAGCTGCAAAAGCAAATAACAATAAACAATATCAACATGCTAAAAATTTAGTTAAAACAGCAAACGAAATGTACATGTATGCTAGTATGTTAGAAAAAGAAGTAGAGATTGCAAGACAACAAAAAAGTATTGAAATGTCTGCAAAACATAGAGCAGTTGAAAGTTTAAGAAAAGAAAGAGATGAGCGATAGTGTAACAAAGTACATGGAGCTACTAGAAGCTGGTGGTTTTATTAGTAATAATACTTGGGAAAATCGAGAGAAAGATTTAATTGTAGAAAACGTTAAAACAATATATGACTTACGTGCTAAAATAGGTAAAGCTAAATACGGAACTACAATGGAACGCAACGATTTGAGCTTTGTAGAATGGTTAATACATTTACAAGAAGAGCTTATGGATGCCACAATATACTTAGAGAAACTCAAGTTTGAGTACAAGAAAATTAAAGAATAATTTTTATCTTTAATAAAATGTTTATATATTTGAATAAAATAAATAGACATGGTACAAACAATACAAATTAATTTTTACGATACTGAGCTCTCAGTAGATTATGAATATGACCCTGGCGAGCCAATGGTTATGTATTACTCAGATGGCACAGGGCATCCTGGCTCAGCACCTTCAGTAGAAATACATGATATATTTGCTGGCGAGACTGGTATATATAATGTATTTGATGATAGACTGATTAGTGACTTAGAGGAGAGAATACTTGAAACTTACAAATAATGAACATACTTAAGGAAGCAGATAAAATAATCAATCAACGTTCAGAGGAAAAAGAACGTATGTATGGGCCTTTTGGTAAAGGTATGGAAAGAGCAGCTGTTATTGCTACAGCAACTACTGGCAAACATATTACCGCAAGAGATATGTATCTATGTATGGTAGCTTTAAAGCTATCTAGAGAGTCTTATAACCACAAAGAAGATAATCTATTAGATGCAGTAGCTTATTTAGGAGCGTTAAATAACTATCAAAACGGAGAATAATGAAAGTAGCAATGCTAAATATACTTGGTAATATACCAGTAAGATTAAACTCTCATAATGCTGGTTGGACTTTTTGCTTAGCTAGTATTATAGAAGATAGATGCGGAGTATATCCTGATTTTATAAACGACGCTAAAGACATTAAAAGCTATGATTATATAGTTATCAATAATGGTATCAATTATAAGAAAGGTCAATGGAACTTTTTTGGAGGCGTACAAGATGCTACTATAGAAAAATTAAAAGAATTATCTATATTTAAAGGTAAGCTAATATCTTATAACGAAGAGGTTAAGTTTGACGGCTTATTAAAGCGTAAAGAGATAACTCAAGTACCAGATAAAAAAGTACACTTAAAGCATACAGAGACAGGTGATAAACTTATATTAGGTGACTCGCATTCTTTATCTATATTTAAAAAAGGGTATAATATAAAAAGGATTGATGGTAAAACGTTACACGGCTTTTTAAAAGACCCTTATAGTTATTATGACAAAGATAACCTTAAAGAGTTATATATGTACTTTGGTAATATAGATATACGTTTTCATGTTATGCGTCAAAGTAGTCCTATAAATGCTATAGCAAAATTATGTGAAGACTACGCGACGTTTGCTTATAAGTACAATAAAGATACTGGTTGTAAAGTATTTATACAAGGTTTGTTAGCTATTGAAGATGAGTCTAGGAAAATACCTGGTACAGGTTTATATAAAGACAAACCATTTTTTGGTACACAAGAACAAAGAGAGCAAATGCGTAATTTATTTAATGATTATATGCGTCAGCATTCTAAGGTATATAATTTTAAATTTATAGAACCTTGGTTAGATAGCCCATTAAGTTTTGATAATATGGAAGCAAGACAATCTGTACACGTAAGACCAGACTCATATTTAAACAAAGATACTTTTATATGTTAGTAGAATTCCAAGATTATTATAAGAAAGCTAAGTTAAACCAACAAAGACTTTACGAAGGCTATAATTGGACAAAAGAAGATATCAATGATGACCTAGTTTGGCATGTACCAATATATGATGTTGTAAATAGAAGATACGCGGCTTTTAGTAGTTTACTTGAAGCTATTATGCTAAAAGATAAAGACCCTAAGGGAAATGGTAATTATTTTGTAGATATAAAATTAAATAACTATGATTTTGTTTTATTGTGCTACTTGTTTAGACTTTGCGGGTCTGGTATTAACTACGTACCTAAAAAATATTTACCGTTTAGTACACATGGTTTTGGTAACTTTTGGATTGTAAATTCTTTACAAGAAGGTAGATATAATAAAGAGCAATGGTTACAAGATTTACCGGATAAAAAGTTTAGCGATAATAAAGGTTACTTACTGCCAATGATACCTAAAGGCTTAAATGCTTTTATTAAAGAAGATGCTTTAGAGTTAGTAACACATATTACTGAAAACCTTAAATGGAGTCCGGAGATTTATCAGATAGTAGACATAGGAAACAAATGGCTTATTGATAGAGGATATAAAAGACAGAACTTTGTACTATGTGCTTTTGCCATGGACCTAGCCGAGTATTTTCCAAATGTAATATCAAGAGACAGTAAAGTATATATTGGCTCGAATGCTAGAAAATGCTTAAAACAGATATTCCCTAATGCGAAAGGCATAGGTAGTAACTTAGATATGACAAACGATTGTTTAGATTATCTTTGTGAGTTAACTGGTAACTATAGTAAGAAGTATGACATGGAAGATGTTGCTTGCGACTTTATAAGATACATGGGTAACTTCCAAAGCAAACATCATATAGAATTTAATAACGGAATAAAATATTACAACAATGTTTTTAAACAAACAGACATATAAAGATAACAATGACCTACAGGGTTTTATGAATTTAGATTATTATCTAGATTTAACTAAAGATTTTAAATCTTCTTTTAGTGATTTTAATGTAAAACAAGTAGATGGTTTTAATGTAATAGATGAGTCAGAGTCTTGCGAGGTTGGTTATAAAGCAAGAAGTGGTGAGTTCTTTATACAAGACTTAGTTAGACAAGGTGTTAAAAAGATTGTGTATGTGCAGCCTAGACGTGGTTTTGCTGGTATCTCTTTATCTTGGTTATGTAAGAAGTATGGATTAGATTTGATATTAGTTATGCCTTCGTCTAAAGAAGTTAGTGACCACCAGGCTTTATGTATTGAGTTAGGTGCTAAACCTTTATTTGCAAGGATTGCAGCGATGACTAACGCTAATAGCTTAGCAAAGAAGTACGCTGAAAAGGTAGATGCTTATTATGTACCTTTAGGATTAAACCATCCTTACGTTATTGCTGGAGGTGTTAGATCTATGTATAATTATTTTAAAGATAAAGAAAAGCCTAAGACAATATGGAGTGTAATATCTACAGGTGTACTTAGTAGAACAATGCAAATAGCTTTACCAGATACTGAATTTAATGCTGTTGCTGTAGCTAGAAATATACAACAAGGCGAGCTTGGTAGAGCAAAGTTTTATTCTTACCATAAACCATTTAATAGCAAATCAGATTTAATACCTGATAAATTTGATTGCGAAGACTCTTATGACTCTAAAGGCTGGGATTATATGGTTAAGCATGGCAAAGAAGGTGATTGGTTTTTTAGTGTAGCAGGAAATGCTAAGCTACCAACTATAGACAAAAGCAAGATAGACTCATATAGAGATTGGAGAGATTTAAAAGACTTTAATTAAAATTAAATTATTATATTTGTTAAAACTTTATTAACATGAAATACGATTTATTTAGTAACTTTTTTTACGATAACCAACATTTATTTAAGAAGCATATAAATGTAAACACGGGTACTAACCACGCGGATAATATAGCTAAGCTTAAAGAACTTTATGATATTGAATTCCCTTATGGTTATTGTTTTCCTATTAGTCAATTTATGTTTTATTATTTAGGTGGGTATGGTTCTGATTATGAACTTAGGTGTATACATAAGATACCTATGAATATAGAAGGCTATGAGTTTTTTACTTCACATTGGTTTGTACAAAATAAAATAACAGGCGAGATAATAGATTTATCTAAAGAGCAATTTGATAAGATATTAGACATTGAAAAGTACTATAAACTTAGTCGTAGAGCTAACTTTGGTTTTCCTTATTTTTTTAGAAATGGCGGTAAGAGATATAAAAATACCGTGCCTAGTAAACAAGTTATAAAACTTTATAAAGAATTCCGTGAAATTAGTTTATATTTGCTAAAAGATAGTAGCAAGATAGATATAAAATCAGAGACATTAGAATTTTACTTAAAAGAATACGAGGATGGAATTTAATAATGCACAAGAAGCTTTCGAATATCTTTATGATGATATACAAGAAAACGGTATTGACTTTAATAATACTAAAGCTTTATTCAATGTTGGTTTTTATATAGAAGACCCTATTGAGAATCGTATTGATACTAACTATAGAAAATGGAGTGAGGTATATGCTAACGCTGAATGGCAATGGTATTTATCTGCTGATAATAATATAGACAAATTAGGCGAGATATACGGTAAGATACCAGCGATATGGAAACGTATGGCAAATGAAGATGGTACAGTCAACTCTAATTATGGCTGGCAATGGTCTAGAGAAGCTCAATTAGATAAAGTAATAGATATACTTAGAAAAGATAAAACAACAAGACAGGCAACAATAAGTATTTATGATGGTAAAGAGATAGATAACTACAAACACGATACTCCTTGTACTTATGCTATACAGTTTACTATTATAGACAACAAACTTTGCATGTCTGTTTACATGAGGTCAAATGATTTATGGTATGGGTTTTGCAACGACCAATATCAGTTTTCTATGTTACAACAAAAAGTAGCACAAGAATTAAATATCCCAATCGGTTGGTATTATCACCACGCACATAACTTACATTTGTATAACGATAAATTGAATAATAATGACTGAGTTTAAATTGATACGCCGTTGGGCGAAAAAAAGAGGAATAATAGATAATGGAGATGTTAAGACACAATATATTAAACTACTTGAGGAAACAGGTGAACTCGCACAAGCGATTCTTAAAGATGATACTGATGAATTTGTTGATGCTATTGGTGATTGTGTTGTGGTACTTACCAATCTTGCCGCTATTCGTGGTATCGATATTGAGTATTGTATTACTTCCGCTTACGATGAAATATGCCATCGAACTGGAAGTATGGTAAATGGAACATTTGTAAAAGATAAATAATGAGAGTAGTAACTAAAAAATCAACATGGAAACATGTTACATTCACAACACCAAAGGTAGGTTTTAAAACCTGGGCAAAACAAGGATTAAAGATAATAATTAAAGACGAGTCTTATGAGTTTAAGACCGAAGAGCAATTACATGCTTTGCATTGTAGTTTAAATGGTTCTTTTCACGGTGACGATAGTTGTTGGCTAAGTGTAGACGAAATTAAATCAATACACGCAAAATCAGGTAGAGCCGAGAAGATAGAATTATTAAATGGTAAAGTATGGGACAAACCAACTTTGCTAAGTAAGATGTATGATGATAGCTTTTATTATGGCGAACTAGGTAAATATGCTTTAAGCTCGTCGGCTATCAAGTCTTTGATAACTTCGCCAAGAGAATATGCTAGAAGTTTAAATTACAAGTCAGACTCTGGAGCTTTTAAGATGGGTAGGCTTATACATTTAGGAGCGTTAGAACCAGAAAAGTTAGATACTTTATGTCATGTTGTCGATGTACAATCTGAAGCTACTAAAAAATATAAAGAAAAGGTAGCTGAGGTAGGTAGCGCTAATTTTGTATTTACAAGAAAAATGTATGACAAAGCTATGTATTCTGTAGATGCTTTATTGCAAAATGATATATGGCAAGGATTAACAAGAGATGCTAAGTTCGAGCAACCAGGCTTTGATATTCTTAATGGCTATCCGTTTAGAGCAAAAGCAGATGTACTTGGTTCTAATTATTTAGCTGATTTAAAAACAACATCAGATTTACGGGCTTTTCCTTATGCGGCTAAGAAATATGGTTATGATGTACAAGTATACATATATTGTAACTTATTTAATATAGACTATAAAGACTTTTTCTTTTTTGCTATAGACAAAGGTACTGGTGACCTTGGGTATTATGATGTTAGTAAAGATTTTTACGAGTCAGGTAAAGCAAAATTAGAATATGGACTAAAAGTATTTGAAACATACTTTGTAAAGCAAGAGCAAGAACTCAATGAGTATGTTATCAAAGGAACACTATAGTGACCACTTTTATAAATTAACATATAATAGCATATACGAAGGTAGTACAATAAAAGAACTAACAATCATACTTTCTATATATGAAGAGATAGAAGACTTCGAAGCTTGCGAAGGTATAAATAAAGCATTAAAAGAAATAAAAGTATTGACATTAAGTCAATTCATAGATAAGATAAATTTAATAAATGGAAGATTTACACATTAAGAAAATAAAAGAGTTAGTAAAGCAAGAATATGGATATGATGTTGACTCGCCTACTAGAAAAAGAGAAGTAGTAGAAGCGAGAGCAATGTTTTATTCTATATTAAAAAACTTTTCTAATTTAACATTAGCAGCAATAGCAAGAACAGTAGATAAAAATCATGCTACTGTACTACACGGATTAAAGAACTTTGAGGTATGGAAAGAGCAAAATAAATATTTAAACTTTGCTTTTAAAAATATAGTATATAAATTAGAAGCATTAGACGAAGTAGAAAACTATGTAGACGTAATGGAACTAAGACGAGAACTACTTAAAGCTAAGATGGACTTATATGAGTTAAATAGCAAGAAAGACAAAATAAACTTTATATATGAACTACTAAAAGACTTACCTATGGATAAAGTAGAAGACATAAAGAGTAGAGTAAAACTAATAATCAAAGGATATAACTGGAAAAGTAATGACAAAACAAAGATCTATCAAGCTAACGCAACACAAATAAGCTAATGGAAAAAAGACAAAGCCAAATAGTAAGAATAAAGAACTTAGAGAAAACAGTAACACAATTATACTTGATGATTCAAGCTATATTAGATAAACTTCCAAAAGATGAAAAAGATAGTATGGACAATACTCTTATTAGTAACGATTAGCCTTTGGCTTTCTTTGTATTTAACACTTAAACCTTTTTTTTATTATTTAATTGAATAAACAATCTAATTCAAATGGATGGTAGAATAAATAACGGTGGAGCGAGACAAGGAGCTGGTCGTAAACCTAAGGCTGAAGAGATTAAGTTAATCGAAAGACTTACACCATTAGAAGACAAAGCATTTAGAGCTTTAGAGGCTGGTATTGAGCAAGGTGATTTTAAGTATGTACAATTGTTTTATCATTATTATGCTGGTAAGCCTAAAGAGACGAAAGATATTACGCTTAATACTGAGCAACCTTTATTTGAACTCTAAGGAGCTTTAATGGAGTTTGTTGTAACTACTGCAATAAAGAAATTATATGCTCTTAGAAAGCGTGTAAAGGTTATTAGAGGCGGTACGTCGGCTGGTAAGACATTCGGCATCATACCAATACTAATAGATAAAGCAATACGAGAACCAGGATTAGAAATATCTATTGTATCAGAGTCAATACCTCATCTTAGACGTGGTGCATTAAAAGACTTTCTTAAAATCATGATGGCTACTAATAGATACCGAGATAGCCAGTTTAATAAGTCTACTTTAAAATATAACTTTACAAACGGTAGCTACATTGAGTTCTTTTCGGTAGACCAGCCGGATAAACTAAGAGGAGCAAGACGAAATATACTATATGTCAATGAGTGTAACAATGTACCATTCGACTCTTATTATCAATTAGCTATTAGAACATCAGGTGATATATGGCTTGACTACAATCCGGTTAGTGCATTCTGGGTAGACAAGGAAGTTATACACGATAACGATGTAGACTTTATTACTCTTACTTATTTAGACAACGAGGCATTACCAGAAACAATAATACGTGAAATAGAGTCAGCTAAAGAGAAAGCAAAGACAAGCACATACTGGTCTAATTGGTGGAAAGTATATGGACTAGGTCAAACAGGTAGTCTTGAAGGTGTATGTATAACTGACTGGAAAGAAATAGATATGCCTAACGATGCTAGGATATTATGTTATGGTATGGACTTTGGATATAGCAACGACCCTACATCCTTAGTAGCAATGTACAAATACAATGATGCTTATATATTTGACGAGATAGTCTACAAGAAAGGATTATTAAATAGCGAGATAAGCAATCTACTAAAAGCAAACGAAATAAAAGATATTATATACGCAGATAGCGCTGAGCCTAAGTCTATAGCTGAACTAAACCACTATGGCCATTCTGTACTACCAGTAAAGAAAGGACGTGATAGTATTATGTATGGTATCAATCTAATAAACCAGAACAAAGTATATATAACTAGTCGTAGCTCTAATCTAATTAATGAGCTTAGGAATTATATATTTATGACTGACAAGCAAGGAGCAACACTTAATAAACCTATCGATGCTTATAATCATGCTATTGATGCAATGCGGTATGCTATAACAAGCCAACTTGAAAACCCTAAC